GACAACCCGCTGGTCGGCATCCAAGAATACCGCAACACGCTGGCCAAGATGGTCAACATGGCTGGCTTCAAGAACTCCGAGGAGTTCTTCAAAGACCCGGCCAAAGCACCGCCGGCACCGCCCGCCCCGCCCGAACCGCCGCCGCCGGACCCGGCACTTATTCTTGCCCAAGCGCAAGCCAAGGCCGAAGCCGACAAGATTGTGCTTCAACAGCAAGAACTTGAACTCAAGAAACAGGAAGCTGTGGCCAAGGACGACCTTGAGCATGACAAGCTGGACGTCGAAGTTATGCTTCGCGCCAAGGAACTGGAACTCAAGTATAACGCCCAAGTCAACACCGCCGAAATCAAAGCGATGGTTGACCGTGACCGCGCCGCCATGAACGCTGTCAACCAACAGCAGATGGCCGCGCTCCAAGCCCAGCTACAAGCCCAAGCCCAACCGCCGATGCCGCAAATGCCGCCCGAGGGAATGAATGGACAATTCTGAAGACATCATTCGTCGCGGCGCTGAAGCCGAGCGCTTGCTAAACCATGAACTTCTCAAAGAATCTTTTGAGAAAGTGGCGACCCATATCACTAATGCGTGGGCCACGACTTCACCTCTCGAAGTCGAGGCGCGCGAAAAGCTGTACCTGAAACTTCAGGTTTTACAAGAAGTCCGAGAACACCTACGAATCGCGGCGGAAAACGGTAAGTTTACCAAGTCGCGCCTAGAGAAACTCTCGGAGTTCACCAGTCGAGTGGCTGGCTACCGATTCGGGCGATAAGCCCATTTTGCAAAAAGGTGTTACAATATGAGCAAATCCGACACACTACCTAGCGGTGGAATCGGTATCAGCGAAGCGCAAAGTGCCATTTCTAGTATGCTGGCCGCCGAAGATGGCGACAACCAAGCCCCAGAACAGGACGAAGCGTTGCAAGCAGACGAAGATTCCTACGAGGAAACTTCCGACGCAGAAGAATCCGATGATGTCGAGGACAACGGCGAGGCACCCGAAGACCCCGACAACGACGATTCCGAGTACGACGAGGAAGCAGAGCCAGACGAGCAAGAAGACCAACCTCAAGAAATTGTTGTCGAACTCGACGGCAAACAGGTTACGGTTGACGAACTCAAGAAAGGTTATCTGCGCCAGTCGGACTATACCCGTAAAACTCAACAAGTGGCCGAGGAGCGTAAAACCCTAGAAGCCGAGTTGAGTGTTATCCGGGAAGAACGTTCGCAGTACGAACAACTTTTACCCGCGTTACAGCAACAGCTGTACACGATGGCGAATCAAGAGCCGGATTGGGAAACTTTGTATCAACAAGACCCCATTGGCGCGATTCAGGAAGAACGCAAATGGCGCGTTCAGATGCAACACCGTCAAGAGCAACTTGCGGCTATTCAGGCCGAACAAGCCCGCCTTAACCAGTTGCACCAGAACGAGCAAGTTAAGCAGTTTGAGCATCATTTGACCCAAGAACGTGAGTTGTTGCTGGAGCGTATGCCGTCATGGAAAGACGCGAAAGTAGCCAGCGCCGAACGTACTAAAGTCAAAGAATATGCCCAAAAACTCGGATTTTCGGCGGAAGAATTAGACGCCGTTACCGACCATCGTGCGGTTCTTGGCTTGTATAAAGCCATGAAGTACGATGAAATGCTTGCCAAGCGGAATCAGGCCAAACCGAAACAAACGGTTCCTGTATCCAAGCCGGGTTCAGCCAAAGTGGGTAAAGTTACTTCAGAAGCGAATCGTGATAGGCAACGCCTCGCCAAAACGGGTCGCGTCCAAGACGCCGCCCGTCTGATTGAAAAACTTCTCTAACTTCACTTTTTAAGGAATCAAAATGACTGCTATTACCAACACCTACTCGCGTTACGACGCGAAGGGCATCCGCGAAGACCTCGCGAATGTCATCTACAACATCTCGCCGGAAGACACCCCGTTCACCAACAACATTGGTCGCGGCACCGTTTCCAACACCATTTTCGAATGGCAAGTCGATGAACTGGCCGCCGCCGTTGACAACAACGCTGTTGTTGAAGGCGACGACGTCACCTCGTTCACCGCCGCTGTTGCCACCGACCGTCTGGCCAACTACACCCAAATCAGCCGTAAAGACGTCCTGATTTCGGGTACCTTGGAAAAGCTGGACAAAGCCGGCCGTCGTTCGGAAATTGCCTATCAGCTGTCCAAGAAAGGCGCCGAACTGAAGCGTGACATCGAATCCGCCGCGCTGGCTAACCAAGCCGCCGTTGCCGGTTCCATGCCGTCCACCGCCCGTCGTACCGCTGGTCTGCCGGCGTTCCTTCGCACCAACGACAATCGTGGTTCCGGCGGTGCCGACCCGACTGTGTCGAACGGTCTGGTCAATGCCGCCGCTACCGACGGTACCCAGCGCGCGTTCACCGAAGCCATGCTGAAAGACGTCATCCAGAAAGTGTGGACCGAAGGCGGCACCCCGAAGATGCTGATGGTTGGCCCCGGCAACAAAGTTGTCGCCTCGACCTTCACCGGCATCGCCGACATCCGCTTCAACCTGACCGCCCCGAAAACGGCCGCCATCATCGGTGCCGCTGACGTGTACGTGTCCGACTTCGGCCAAGTGTCCATCGTTCCGAACCGCTTCCAGCGTAACCGTGATGCGTTCGTTCTGGACCCGGATTTCGCCGAACTGTGCTGGCTCCGTCCGATTACCCAAGTCGAACTGGCCAAAACCGGCGACGCTGAAAAGCGTATGCTGATTGGTGAGTGGGGCCTGAAAGTTAAGCAACAAAAAGCCCACGGCATCATCGCCGACCTGTCGTAATCTGAAGAAAAGGAAGGGGCCGGCCAACCCGGCCCCTAACTTCCTATGACTGATAAACGCTTATTTGATATTGACCCTCTTACCGGCTCCAAGCGGTATTTCAGCTACGACGATGAAACTGAGGAGTGTACCATTGAAACGGAACACGACATCACTAACATCGTTGAACTCAACAAACAGCGTTACAACAACGTTGATGAAAAAGCGCGGTGGGGCGACGGCCAGTTAGTGGCCAGCATCCCGCTTCCGCTTTACTTTGACCTTAAAGCCAAAGGCATTATCGACGACCAGAAAAGATTCAAAGAATGGCTTAATGACGGCGATAACCGCCACTTCCGTATGCGTCCGGGTAAAATATAATGGCCATCTCTACTTATTCCGAGTTAAAAACAGCAGTAGCCGATTGGCTCAACCGCGCTGATTTGACTGCGGCAATTCCAAATTTCATTCAACTGGCCGAGGCGAAGTTCAATCGTGAACTGCGTACCCGCCAGCAAGTCAAACGAGCATACGCCACGTTGACCGGGCAATACATCCAAATCCCTTCGGATTGGCTGGAAGCCATCAATTTGCAACTCAACGTCACCCCGGTCCGCGTTCTGGACTTTGTGACGCTGGACCAAGCTGACCGCATCCGCGCCAACCGTTACGGTGAAACCAACGCGGACACCTACACCATTGTAGGCGACCAGCTGGAAGTCGTTCCCCCGGTGGGAACCAACACCGAAATCGACATGACCTATTACATGAAGGTGCCGTCGTTGTCCGACGGTAGCCCGACTAACTGGTTGCTGACGGCATGGCCCGACCTGTACCTGTATGCCACGCTTGTCCATGCGGCTCCGTATTTGCGTGAAGACGAGCGCGTTGGAATATGGAAAGGCTTGGCCGACCAACTTCTTGAAGAAATCCGCTTGAGCGACGAGCGCGCGAAGCACTCTGGCGGACCCTTACGCGCGCGCGTCAAACCTTTTTAATTTAAGGAACTATTATGCCTACCCGTACCGAATTGCTTTCTGCCGCTACTACGGCGGCCAATTCCTCGACATTTGTTGTCGATGCTGGCTCCCCGGCGACTATTCATCTGAAAGGTGCTTCTGGTGCCGCTATTGACGCCAATGAAACCCTTGTGCTTCAGCGTTTTGATGGCACCAACTATTCGTATGTTGCCGACTTGGCTCCCCCGGGCGTTACGGTTAGCGGCATCGGCACGTATCGCGTACGCCGCGAAGTGCAAGCTACTGCTGTTGGTGCGGATGTCGAAAAATGAGGGCCACGCCGGTTGTCCAATCGCTGACTGAGCCACTTCTGTCGCCGTTGGTATCGGCGATTAGTGGCGTTTTTGGCAACGGCTGGAATCCGATAAGCCTGTTCACAAGCGGCCAACAGGGCTATGCGTATGACCTGAACGACTTTGTGGATTCTGCCACATGGCGGCGTAATCTGCTGACCTACACGGAACAGCTTGATAATGCGGCGTGGACTAAGGCTGGAGTATCAATTACTCCAAACAATACCACCGCCCCAGACGGGGCTGTAACTGCTGACTTTGTTTATGTTTCGGCAACAGGAACATTTCGGGAAGTGTACGCGCTTACTTCAATGACATCTGGGGTAACTTACACACAGACATATTATGTAAAGGCAAATGGCCTTAATTATTGCCAGATACTTTTCCCCGGCGCTTTTGGTGGGAACGATATTGCTAACTTTGATTTAACAGACGGAACGGTTGGTACTGTTGTGTCCACCACAACGGGATTATCAGCGCAAATACAATCTGTTGGTAGTGGGTGG